TACAACTAATATTAAGCGCGAATAATCAAGGTGTCTATACATCTGGTGAGGGTGGTAGCGCGTCAAAATTAGTTGTAGAAATCAATCCTGGTAAAGCTTATGTTCAAGGTTATGATCATGAGCTTCTACAAAGTCGTCGTGTACCAATCGATAAAGCGACTGATTATGTGTCGGTCGAGTCGGCCGCAGCTACGACAGATTATGGTAATTATATAATTGTCGATAACGTAGTAGGATCATGGGATGTCAATTCTCAGGGTCTAGTTGGCCTTCGTAGTCAACAAGCTAATGCAGTTTCGACTAGAAATTATTCTTTGACTAATTTTCCAGCATCGCAAATCGGTACTGCGCGCGTGCGTGCAATTGAGTATTATAGCGGCACACCAGGTCTACCATCAGCACAATATAAGCTATATCTAACGGATATTAGCATGACTGCTGGTTTTGGGTTTTCCAATGCGCAGTGCATAACTTTTAGTGCAAGTGCTGGACAGGCCAATGGTAAGGCTGATATCTTAGGTTCAAATGGTAAAAACGCCAATACAGCTGATCCGTCATTTGATGTTGCAGTGTTTAGACTTCCGTCAACTTCAACTCGTCGCTTGCGTGATACTTCAGGTGCTGTCAATACGAATTTTAAATTCAAAAAATCATTTGATGTGACATTTGGTACATCAGGTACTGCATCAGTATTATCCGGTGAGGCAAGTGAAACATTCTCAGGCAGCGGTGCATTATCATCTGCAACTGGTCGTCAAAACTATTATGTGGTTGCGCGCAGCTCAGGTAATACTGCGGCTATTAGTAATCTACGCTTAGATACAACAAGTGGTTCTAATACGATAACTCGCAATTCAAATAGCTCAATTGATATGACCACTTTTATTAATCCGGGAGATTTAATTCGTGTTGCAAATACAGGAGACTTTATCGTCACATCTGTATCTGCATCCTCGCTTACTACCCTCTCGACAGCTGGTGCTACCCGCACTAAGATGCGAGTTCATAAGTTAATCAAGCAGGGTCAAGTTTTAGATTTTGGTGGATACGGTGGTGCAACAGCTAGTGCGGCACGTACCATTACTGTATCATCATCTACTCAAACAGATTTTGATCTTAAAGAAACTCTTGGTTCATCGATCAATGCTACTGTGGTAGCAGAGTTAAACAAAGTTGATGGGCAAGAAGCTTCTAAGACAGTTAATCGTAACCGACTAGTTCAAGTTCGCATTGGTTCTGGTGGTGGTACATCATATGTGGCCAATACTACAGGGCCGTGGCCTCTTGGATTATCAGATGGATTTAAATTAGTATCTGTACGCAAAAAGTCTGGATCTAATTTTGCCAGTTTGACTGAAGGTACTGATGTAACTAATCAATTTACTTTGCATGATGGAATGCTTGATAGCTATTATGGACATGCACATCTTGTTAAGAAATCTACAAGTGGATTAAGCATTGCATCGGGCGACCGTTTGCTTGTCAAGCTTGATTATTTCACACATAGCTATTCAACTGGTGTTGGTTATTTCTCTGTTGATTCTTATCCAGTCGATGATACAAATGCTGGCACAGATACAACAAAGATATTTACATATGAAATACCTGTATACAATTCTCCGCGGACTGGCGAGAGATATGATTTGCGGGATTGCATAGACATTAGGCCACGCATGACTGATACAGCCAATAGCGTGACCTCATTGACAAATATTTCGATCAATCCTAAATTATCAACTTCATTTGATCAGCCTTCTGGTGGTCTAAGATTCTCCGCACCTGGTGAGAATTTTACCGCGGATCTTGACTATTATTTAAAACGTAATGATCGTATTGTGATGGATAGAGATGGTAATTTCTTACCAGTCAAAGGTGTGCCATCCAAAAATCCAGTCACACCAGATGAACCTCAAGATACTATGTCTGTTGCGACTATCAATTTGTCAGAATATCCATCTCTTCCAGATGAGCAAGCGCGTAGAGTTAATCGCCAAGATTTGGCTTGTCGCGTATTCCCGATTACTAATCCTCGCTTTACAATGCGGGATATTGGTGTACTTCGCAATCGCATAGAAAATCTAGAATATTATACATCTTTAAATCTTCTTGAAATGGAAACAAAAAATCTACTTGTGAAAGATTCAAATGGTAATGATAGATTTAAAAATGGTATATTAGTTGATGCATTTTATGGCCATAATATTGGTGATGTTAATAATTCTGATTATAAAATTTCTATCGATCAGGGTTATGGTGAAGCACGACCTCCGTTCAAAATTGATAATATTGAGTTGTTCTATAACTCAGCTAATTCCTCAAATATAGTTCGTACCAATAATACACCTGGTGGTGTGGCTAAAGATCAAATTGTATTCATTTCGAATAGTGCATCAGCATTTTCGAATGGTTCAACAATTACAGCTGGTGGTTCTACTGGAACGCTTCGCTTCAAGGTAAATAATAAACTTTATATTGAAGATGCTACTGGTAATTTTGCTACAGGTTCGACTGCAACAAGCGGTGCTGTATCTTCTACAATTACCGGCGTATATAATATACCAGCGGGCGATTTAATTACACTACCATATTCACATGAAATTTTCATAACACAAAAATATTCATCAACCACTAGAAATGCAGCCGGATTATTTTGGAAATGGAATGGTAGAATTGATCTTGACCCACCATCAGATTATTGGGTTGATACAGTTCAGTTACCTGACGTATTAATAAACATTGATAGTTTTGATGATAATTGGGAAAAATCTGGAGCCTGGGGAACAAGTTGGAGTAATTGGCAAACAACTTGGCAGGGTGTGAGTGAAACTCGCGAATGGGTGGGTCGAGTCAAAGTTACTACAACTACGACAACCAATCAACATAGAAGAGGTATACGTCGTACTCTAGTACCAAAAGTAACTACCACAAGCACTGGTAATAGAGTTGTCCGTACCGATATTCAACCGTTTATGCGTTCACGCGAAATTAAATTTACGGGTAGAGCGATAAAGCCGGGCGCCCGCGTATATCCATTCTTTGATGGTACTGATGTTTCAGCTTATGTAAAACCAACCAATTCTTCATTCGCAAATACTGCAGGAGAAGGCGGCGCATTAGCAGCTGTTGCTAATGGTAATGTCTATGGTATCTTTAGACTACCTTCAAATGAAAATATGCGGTTTAGAGCAGGTAGTTTGCTTTTCCGTTTAACAGATTCACCTATCAATGATAGAACTCAAGGTTCATATACAACTCAAGCTGAAGGTGTTTATACAGCACAGGGCCTAACTCAGCAAGTTCAAAATACTATTATTAGCACGCGAACCGGTGAAACTGTTACTGAAGAAGTTAGCGAAGATCGTACTGTTCAAGATGTTCAAGTCAGATTTGAAGATCCAATAGCACAATCCTTCACTATGGATACCAATGCTATTGGTAAGATATCTGGATCGGGTGCATATGTAACTAAAGTTGATCTATTTTTTGCTACCAAAGATACAGTGCTAGGATGTGAAGTACATATAAGAGAAATAGATCCATTATCAAATACAATCACTCCTAGAATTGTACCGTTCAGTCGTGTTTTCTTGATGCCTGCTGATGTAAATACAAGTTCAAATGGTTCTGCACCAACACCTGTATATTTTGATTCACCTGTATATCTGCAAAATGATCGTGATTATGCAATTATCATTAAGCCTGTTGGTAATAATCCAAATTATAATATGCATGTTGCACGGCTTGGTGAAGTTGATACACTTACGGGAGATCGTATTACATCACAGCCTGCTGCAGGTATGTTATTTGCCTCATCAAATGATAAGGTCTATAGCGCAATTCAAGAAGAAGATTTAAAGTTTACGTTATATGTCGCAAACTTTAATAAATCTGTCACAGGTTCTATAGTATTTAAAAATGAATTGCGCGATTATATGCAAATAACAAATGCTTCGGCAGCATTTATTCGCACCGGTGAAGAAGTTCATGGCGAGACAATTCTTGTTGGCACCTTTGCTAATACCAAATCAGTCAATACAGGTGTCACTTTTGTTCAAGGCATGATTTCAGGAGCGACTGGTACAGTATCAAGATTTAGCACTACACAGATGCGCGTTCGTAATGTATCATTGACTTCAAAATTTAGAGGTGGCGAGGCTATTCGTATCCGTAATACTAATGCAACAACTGGTGTGCGAATTGGTAATTCGACGGGTGGTATCACATCTGCTACTACTCCGACTGGTCGAGTTGCTTTCTATGATGCCGTCTCCTATGCAAATACATATCTGCACCTAGCAAATGTTGCATTTACAAATAGCGGCCCAGCCTCTGGTTCTGGTAGAGTATTCTTTGCTAATAATTTTATTCGCGGTCAGGTCAACGGATATACAGCTCGTATAATTAAGCTTGATCGTCTGCAAGCTGATGTACTTAATTTTGCTACAGATTTCTTGAATCCAAGTAATACTGTTATATCATTCTCAGGTAAATTTGCTACAAGCAATACAGCCAGAGATACTTCTTATATTGATTTAATTCCAAATGATGATGCAGAATTTACTGCTCCGCGCTATATTCTAAGTCGTAGCATGGAATCTAACACATCTATCTCTGGTTCAGGTATGGCAGCAAGTCGCTCAGGCGAAGTTAAAGCTACACTAACCAGCACAAGTCGTTATGGTTCTCCGGCTATGGATGTGAAACGCATTTCTGCTATAACCATACAAAATCTCATCAATAATGATACGACAGGTGAAGCTAATACAGTTAGCGGCGGAAATGCTCTCGCAAGATATATCACTCGTAAGATAACTCTGGCCGATGGTCAAGATGCTGAAGATATTAAAGTATACGTTACAGCATATCGCCCACCTGGGTCTGAAATAAGTGTGTATTACAAAATCTTGCATCGTGAAGATGGAAATGATTTTGATGATGCTCGTTGGATCCCAATGTCATTTACGACAGACACGGGCTTTACATCTTCTGCTGCATATTCTAGCACCGAAGATATTGAAGATTTCAAAGAATATGTTTATGATGTTCCGACATATAGCAATAATTATCTTTCAGGTGCAAATACTACGAATAGCAATATCATAGAATATCGCAATAATGCACTTTCTAGATTTGTTGGCTATAAGTATATGTCAATTAAGATTGTGCTTACTAAAAATACGACAACAAATCCACCGCGTCTGAAAAATGTCAGAGTGATCGCCTTACAGAGATGAACAAGCCTCCGTTTCAGAAAATAGAGAATGAACCTGGATTAGTCAAAGAAACATCATCCAAGGCCATACTCTTTACAGATAATTCTGCGCTTGAAGCTTATCGAGCTAGAAGAAAAAAATCTGCTGAAACAGAGGCCAAGCTTGATGAGATAAATACATTAAAGCAGGATGTCGCTGAGATCAAGGACCTGCTGCGCCAGCTTATCGGGTCCAAGGGGTAGTGATTTATGGCTAAGATAGCAAACGTAGCTTTAACAAACACGTTTGACACCTGGAGGATTCGTTCCAACCAGGCGTTTAATCGTCTTAGTCAATTTGCGATTGACGAATCAAAGCTTTATGCAAATACACTAACTGCTAACGTGCGGTTTGTATCTTTAGGTGCAACAAAGCTAGGTTCCAGCACAACCACTAGAATTATAGCTAATGGTCTGCTATCAACTAATGGAAATTTTACTGTATCCGGTAATTCGGTTATAGGTGCGGCTGGTAAACGTACAATCATAAATGGAATATCTACCGCTAATGGTAGTTTGACAATTAATCAAAATCTATCAATTAATGGTAATACAGTTATTGGTGATGCAGCTACAGATAGATTGACAGTAAATAGTAATACTGTCACAATGGGCTCTGCTGTATTGAATATTGATACTGGACTTTTATTCTTACAAAAAAATTCAAATAGAGTAGGTATTAATACATTACTACCAAATACGGCTTTTCATGTGAATGGTGTAGTCTTAGCAAATAGTGGTTATAAGTATCCAGATGGGGCTTTAACTACGGCGCCGCTATATGTTTATGATTCATCTGGCACTCAGCTGTATCCGTAAGGTAATACAATGGCAAATCCATTAAAAGTCAAAAAAACAGGCGCCACATTTAACGGCCTGCAAATTATGACAAATGCAGAGATGGATTATTGTGTTGATGTTGTTCTTAAACATTTTGCCAATACAAATTCCGGTCTTGGTACCGTAAATATTGATGGTGCTACTGGTACATCAATTGGTACATTTGTTGATACCTCTAGATCAGGCGCTGTCGGTGACCATCCAGTTGCGGATTCACCTACAACAGTTACAACATATACATTCAAGCAAGATGTTACAACTGCCGCTACAGAAGTTATAACCAGACCTATTGAGCATTCATCTAGTGGTATTAGACAACAAAATGACACTCAGCTAAATGCATCAATTATATCAAGAGCTATAGCTAATTGTGCATCATCCGGTATAGGTTCATATGCTCTACAACCAACCGCACCAACTGGCACATGGACATCTATTGGTACAATAACAAACAGTACAATTGGTGCTACCAATACAACAACTTTGTGGAGAAAAACTGGTGGTACTGCTCCAACAACAGTAAGACCATTAAAATATCAAACCAGCCCGTCAAAATCTTTTAAGGAAATGACGGATGTTGAAATTCAAGGCCTTACTAATAGATTTCGTAATCAAATTATATCCACAGGTATTTGTACATACAAATTACAAACATCAGCACCAACTCCAGGAACTTGGACTACTCGAGGATCAGCTTTTGATGATACTAGAAATACATTAGCATCTCAAAATTATACAGGAAATTACACCGGTTCATATTCAGGAACATATACCGGTACATATGCGGGTACTTATTCAGGTGCATATGCAGGTGCATATACTCGATTTAGATCACAAAATTTCCAAGCATTTTTTTCAGGTTTTGGTGGTGGCGTATTTACTGGATTTTTTACAGGATTCTATACTGGATTTTACACAGGATTTTACACAGGAAATTATACAGGAAATTACACCGGTTCATATTCAGGAACATATACCGGTACATATGCAGGTGACACAATTCAGGCAGCTACAGCCACTATATCAACAGTAAGTCTTTGGGTGAGGACAGCATAATATGTCAGATAGACAAATTTTAGAGCCATATTGGGCCTCTAATTTGAAAAATCAAATTGTTTGTAAATTTCGGTATGTTGATGGTCAAGAAGTCATCGCTTCGGTATCTCAGACAACCGAGGGAAATCCTGATTGGGATGAAATTTTTCAAAAATTTACCGTCGAAGAAATTGATGCAAATACAGCCGCCGGCGCAAAACTTCATGAAGAAAATCGTCTGAAGCGTCAAATGGAGCAGCAAAGACAAGCTGATAATTTTAGACGTGAAGCACTTTTTATGGCCAAAAGTGATGCATTTGAAGTTGATTTGGTAAGAACTTCAACAAATACCGAGTTAAAGTCTAAACTTAGAAAAGCATCATCTATTATGGAAGTAAGCATACTTGCTTCTATGATTGCGCTTGATAATTATAACATGCAAAAGGTGATCGCAAATGGCGAGACGTCGACAGCAAATACAGGTTGAACCTAGCAAAGGTTATTTGCTAGTAGCATCATATTCTAAAGCATATTATGATGCCGCAATTAGATGCGCCATATCGATACGTGATCACCATCATGATGCTAGAATAGTTTTATTCACACATGCAGATTTTATCAAAGACTCTGATAGATATTTGTTTGAAGAAGTGATCACTGGCATACCGTATCATATGCGTGCCAAATTATGGGCACTAGAAAAAACTCCCTTTGATATTACATTATATCTTGATTGTGATACTGAAATTTGGCATGATGATATATCTAAGATATTTGATCTTATAGGTGACAGTGATATAGCTATCACAAATATAAGAGAATATGCTGGTAAAGGCACAAATGTTAGTGATAATGAAAAAATGTCTTATCACTGTGGAGTTTTTCTTTACAAAAAGAAAATCACCTCTAAATTTATGAAAAAATGGTGGTTAGATTATTTAAAACAAACATCCTCAGGTCCATGGCCATATCCAAATTACAATTCAAAAATGAAGCCGTGGGATCAGTTTACCTTTTGGAGATTATTAAAAGAAGAATTTCAAGATATTAAAATCTCCATCTTACCAGATGATGCTAGATGGAATTTTATACATTTGTATCTAGATAGTGAAACTGATAAACCAATTGTAATTTGGCATTATACAATACCCAGAGGGATCGTGGATGCAAACTCTATCAAAAATACACCCTACTCTGCTGAAAATATTAGATGATTTTTCTACTTGGTTTTTTCAACAAGACCTAAGTCAGTTAAAAATGCATCGACGAGATGATTTTAAGAAAAATCTTTCTCATATAGATTGCACTAGTAGACCTTATCTTGAGGAAGCTTTACCAACACCAGAACGATTTGGATTTCCTAGAGATTGTTATGGTATAGATATGATTATGCGTAATTCAAAAGAATATTTTCCAACCCATTTTGATCCAGTGCTTAGAAAGCTAGATGATGATTTAATTACTTTTCTTGGTGCTAGAAATAATGCATTAAAGATGTATTATCCACCTCAAGGTTTTATTGGATGGCACAATAATGGTAACGCTCATGGATACAATATAGTTATTACATATAGTAAGACTGGTGAGGGCTCATTTTATTCTTATGATTTAAAAACCAAAGAAATAATTGAATATAAAGATAAGCCAGGATGGAATGTTAAAGTTGGTTATTTTGGTAAATTTTCTGAACCAGAAACAGTATATTGGCATTCGGCCAGGACAGAATGCGATAGGCTAACTTTAAGTTATATCATCTATGATAAGAATATTTGGGATAATATAATTGACGAAATTGAATCATGATTAGATCATAAGCTTTATAAATTCATCATCTGACATTTTTAAGCTAAAAACAGAATCTATTAATGATGTACTATTGAATATCCATTTTGTATCTAATAGATCATAACCTTCAGGATATTCAAAAGTTATAAATTCATCATTACCAAAATATTGTATCATATATTCTTCATAATTTGTCATAAATTTTTCATATAAATCATGATGATTTCCACCAGTCCACATCATTATAGAAGAATTTAATATTGTAAAATGCATTCCTAAAGACTTTCTTCGTAAATGATTATTCACTAAACTTTTATGCGTGATTTTAGATGGATTTTGTCCTACGATTAATTTATCATTAAATTTTAACATTTTATCTATAGGCTTTAAAAGTTTTGAGTCTAGATCAAAAAATATACATTCTGTTTTAGGTTTGCATATACCAGGCTTAAATAATAAAAGTTTATACCACCAACCTTCAAGATTATATGGCCTAACGTCAATTGGAATAATATTAGTATCGATAAATTGCTCAGGTTGATCTGTTAGGCAATAATGTATAAATGGAACATTTAAAAATGTCTTGCATGATTCATTTAGTTTCAATACAAAATTTATATTGTATTTTGGTTTTACCAATATAGAATATAGGTGATACATGACAACCTCTGTAAAATTCATATGTTATAAATGGGGAAAGAAATACCCAAGTATATATGTCAATCGTTTATATTCAATGGTCAAGAAACATTATGATAGAGATTTTGAATTTTATTGTATAACCGATAATCCTTCTGGTATACGTTCTGAAGTATTAACTCGTGATCTAGATCATCTTAGTGAATTTCGCGGTACTTCAGAAAATATGTTTACAATAGAAAAATTAAGCTCATTCAAAGAAGGTTTTTTAGATTGTAATGGTCCATATGTTCTTTTAGATTTGGACATATTGTTACACGGTAATATAACAAAATATCTTGACGGTTGTTTCACCGAATTTAGACTAATATACAATTATTGGGCTCCTGAAGATGCGGTGATAACACATTACGGCCATAATTATTGCGTAATAAACTCATCATTTATTACATGGAAAGATAATCAAGCAAATCATATCTTTAAATTTTATAAAGATAATATGAGTAAAATTTCTAAGGTATATTGGAGTCTTGATCACTCAATGTTTTATCTACAAGAAGGTAGATATTCATGTCATCCAAAAGGTATAGTCTATACCTATAATGCAGGCGCTTCATGGCCAGATGATAAAGATGTTGGTAAATATCGTGATGATTATAAGATATGTCTTTTTAATAATTCTCATGGGGTTGGTTTTGACATAAACGAAGTTAAAGGTTGGGCAAAAACCATGTGGGAAAGTTATGACAGAATTTGAACAGTTTTGGCTAAAAATAAATGATAGGGCTAGAATTTTATCATTATCAAATTCTAAAGCTGTATCTAAAGTTATAGACAATAGCATATCATTTACATACTCTTTGCCGCAATATGAATCAACAAAAATAATATGTAAAAATACAAATGAAGGATCCAAAGTTCTTGTATTAGCATCATGGACTTCATTAATTTTATTAGAAATGTTACACCAAGATGGTAAAACTAAAGAAGTTACTTTGTTAGATCATGATAGATCAGTAATATCTGTAGGTGATCAGATACAATCATTTTATCCTAATATGAATATTAAATATATCAGAAAAAATGTAGTATTTGATGATATTAGCGAATATCTTATAGATCCAGATGTAATAGTAATACCTTCAATAAACATGTTATTGCCATTTGATGAGTTGCTTCCGAATTTAAAAAAAGACACTTTGGTTTCTATTACAGGAACAAGCAATATGAAGATGCGATATGGCAATCCTATTTACAATGTTGATGATTTAAAATCTCAGGTAACTTGTAATGAAATTTTATTTGCTAAACAATATAATAGCAGTTGGGGCGTTAATAACGTACCTAACATGTTCAAATTCATAACCTCTGTTGTAGTGGCAAGAATCTAAATAGGCCGTGATCTAGCTATAATATGAATGATAACATTATAGCTGGAGGATGCCTATCATGGCTGAAAATAAAGAAGAACCAGCAGCGCAGACACCTGCTCTTACACAAGAGCAAACTACGCTGTCAATGGCACATTCATTTTTTGTTACGAAAATATCAATTATCTCTCTTGCATCAATCATGGTATCTGTGGTTGGTGTTTTGTTAATCAGCATTTTTCATCCAGATGTTGATAATAACAAAATTTTTGAAATTCTCGGACCCGCATTTCAAACTGTAGTCGGTTGTTTTGTTGGAATGGTATCTGCGAATTTCATAAGGAAATAATAGCATGGACCAGCTTCTCAATATAGTCAAGACGGTTGCACCCACTATCGCAACTGCGATGGGTGGACCTCTTGCAGGTATGGCAGTCCGCACCTTATCCGAGACATTACTTGGTAAGCCTGACGGTACGCAGGAGGAGCTGGCCGCAGCGGCAGCGGCCGCGACACCAGATCAATTACTTGCGCTAAAAAATGCTGAAAATAACTTTAAGCTTGAAATGAAAAAGCTTGATGTTGATCTGGAGCGTATTAGTGCAGGTGATCGTGATAGCGCACGTCAGATGGCGATGCAAAATCCAAGAGACTGGACTCCACGGGCTTTGGCTGGTGTTATTACAGTTGGATTCTTTGGTGTATTGATGTATATGTTGATGTTTGGTTTACCTGCGGCAGGCGGCGGCGAAGCTATGCTTGTGATGCTAGGTACCCTAGGCACAGCATGGGGTGCTGTAGTATCATTCTATTTTGGTTCATCGGCCGGCTCAAGAGCAAAAGATGAAGCTTCGGCTGGGAAGAAGTAAGCCATAAATAGTATGGCTTAATTCGGAGGTAGGTATGGCTGTACCAACTACTCGCAAGCTGTTCAAAGATTATTGTCTTAGACGGCTAGGTTATCCTGTCATTGATATCAACGTTGATGATGGTCAAGTCGATGACCGCATCGATGATGCGCTTGCATATTACCGAGATTTTCATTTTGACGGTACAGAACACATCTATCTTTCATATAAGATTACACAGACTGACGTAGATAACAAATTCATCACGCTTCCTGACAATATCAATTATGTCATTCGTATTTTTGATATTGGTCGTGCATCTAGCGTGTCAAATCTGTTTAATGTGCGATATCAAATTCATTTGAATGACTTGTTTGATTTCACAAGTACAACTTATGTGCCA